GTACCGGACTCGGGCGCTGGCTTACCAGTGGCCATGTGTGTGCCCGTGCGGGGCTATCCCTACGGGATCGGGCCCCCGGACTCCAGCCTTGCCCCCAAAATAAATCCTACTCCCCACTTGACCCCACTGAGCCGATCGACTAGATTCCAAAAACCGGCCGCGATCCTGCCGCCGGAATAGGAGCAAGACACATGCGAAAACTCCCCACCCCTGCCCGTTCGATGGAAGACGGTAACGGTTCCGCCGCCGAATCCGCCGCTACATCGAAGCGCAAGCAAGTATCCAAGCGTGGACTCGTGACCGTGAACGGTGGCGAAGCCGAGGGAATGGACGATGCAGCCGGGGGCACTTACGAACTCCTTGGCGAAGGCGGACAGACCTTTACCTATAAGTTTGGCGAGAACCCGGAATGGGACCGCAAATTCGCAATTTTCGGATTCCATACCAAGATCGGCAACGTAGCGAATACGGTCCTGAACGATAAGGACGAGCCGGGCACGGTATCGGATGCTGCGGAATCGATCCGCGATTGGCTTGCCGGGCAGGTATGGGCCGAGAAGCGCGAAGGAACCGGCGGCGCGCGTATCGACAAGGACGCGCTTGCTGGGGCCGTTGTCGAAGTGGCCGAGTCCAAGGGCCAATCCAAGGATATCAGCAAGGTCCGCGAAGCTCTCGAAGACAATCCGGGCTTGGTGCGCAAACTCCGTGCCAACGACGAAATTGCCGCTGCATATGCCAAGCGCGTGGGCAAGGCCCCGGTCAAGACCGAGGACGTGCTTAACCTTATCTAGTCTTTGTTTCACGTGAAACACTGGAGGCGGGGGGTCTTTCCCCCGCCTTTTTTATTCCAAGGCTGTCCCCATTCCAACGCATAGCAGACCTGCCCTACCGTCATGCCCCTCCCACCCATCCCGGCCTCCCGCTTTATTTTGATACCACTAGGGACACATATGGAGTTCTGGGATACAAGTCCCCCTTAATCTACTTCTCCTACTACCTGGAAGGGGGACGAGTAGGGGCGCATCTTTGCCCCCTGATCGTGCCGCCGCACCGACGCCTTCACTTCATTCTTATATTGGTATGGAACAGGAGTAATTCTCGTGGCCGCCGTTCGACCTAAGAAGTTCGCATGGTATTACGACTCGATCATCGACTGGATGGTTGCCAATCCGGGGCGGCCCCTCTCGGAGTGCGCAGCCCACGTCCATAAGTCGCAGTCGTGGCTCTCCACGATCATCAACTCCGACATGTTTAAGGCGGCCCTCGCTCAGAGGCGCGAGACCTTCTCCGCAACCCACGACGCACTTCTCACGGAGAAAGTAACGAAGGTTGCCATGATGGGGATGGATATAATCCTCGAGAAGATGGAGAAGAAGCGTGATGCAATTCCCATCTCCCAACTCCACACCATCTCCGACGGGGCGATGCAACGCCTCGGTTATGGAGTTAAGCCGGGGGTTGGTCCGGGAGTGCAGGTGAATGTGGGCGTCGGGATACAGAACCAGCCCCAGGTCGTTGTGCCTGTCTCTGCGGACGATCTGGCGGCGGCGCGCTTTGCCCTCCGGCAGGCGGAACAGATGAAAGCCCTCCCGGCTCCGTCGGGGGTGGAAGTGTTGGGGCCGGAACCCAAGGCCAGCGAAGAGGAAGAGTTCCATGCTCCCATTCCTCTCTCCGCTTAGCGCCAACTCTCTGGCAGGGGGTGTTGTGCAAGTTCCGGCTCCTCCCAACTTCAAGGGTGTAAGGGGGCTCGCTTCTCGTGTGGAGATTGGCGGGCCCTCCTTCATCAGTAAGGGGAAAACGAGTGCGCAGAAGGCGGGGCTACGGTACGAAGCCAAAGTACAGGCTTTTCTCCGGGAGTTGTTTCCTGCTTATCAGCCTTCTCCTTACGTTCGGTTTATGGATGAAAGAGGAAGCCGCGTCTGCATACCGGATGGTCTTCTCACCTTCGAGTATAAGCGGGCGGTGATCTTCGAGATCAAGTATACCCACACCCCCGATGCTTGGTGGCAGTTGAAGAAGCTCTACGAACCTGTGCTGAAGGCGGCGGGATTTGAGGAAGTGCAGACGATAGAAATCTGCAAGACGTATGATCCTACTACTCCCTTCCCCTGCAAGGTGGAGTTGCTGGAGGAGGAGAACCTCCGCCGCTTTGCCCTTACGGAGTCCCCTGCCTTCGGAGTCTTTCCTTGGAACCGTTAACAGTATCCCCTGCCGAACTCGTCCGCTTGGGGGCGGTCGATAGTGAGTTCTACTCCCGCACCTTTTTCCCCAAAGCATTCCGACAGGCTTCTCCCGAATTCCATCGGGACATCTGGGACGTCCTGGAGAACCCGGCGGTAAGGTTGGCGAACATTAGAGCCTTCCGCGGCTCGGCGAAGACGACCATCTGCCGCACTTACTCCTCGAAGCGTATCGCCTATGGCGTCTCTCGTACCATCCTCTACATCGGCGCATCGGAAGCCCACGCAATCCGCTCCTTGAATTGGCTTCGCAATCAAGTAGAGCGTAATAAACTTTGGGCGGGCACCTTCGGACTGTCGCCGGGGCGGAAGTGGCAGGAAGCCGAGATTGAGATTATCCAACGTATCCCGCTTCCGGATGGGAGCTTTGAAGAGAGGACTGTATGGGTCTTGGGGGTGGGCATTACGGGAAACATCCGCGGTATCAACTTCGACGACTATCGTCCGGACCTCATCATCGGGGACGACATAATCACGGACGAGAATGCCGCAACACAAGAGCAGAGAGAGAAGATCGCCAATCTCGTCTTCGGCTCTTTGAAGGAATCCCTTACGCCTGCGACGGAGGAGCCGAATGCGAAGCTCGCCCTCTTGACGACTCCCCAGCATCAGGAGGATGTTGCGTCTCAGGCCCAACTTGATCCGCAGTTCACCACCGTATCCTTCCCCTGCTGGACGAAGGAGACCCTCGCTCTCCCCCTCGAAGAACAGATATCTTCCTGGCCCACCCGCCTGCCCACGGAAACACTTCGTGCCGACAAGAAGGCGGCGATGCAGCGCAACCGCCTCTCCATCTTCACCCGAGAGATGGAAGTGCGGCTTATCTCGCAAGAAACTGCTGCAATGCGTCCGGGATGGTTGAAGATCACTCCCTTCTATCCGGAGGGGATGGATTGCGTCCTCGGAGTTGATCCTGTTCCTCCCCCTTCTGATGCCGAGCGGGCGAAAGGATTTGAGGGGAAAGACTTCGAGGCCCATTGCGTTTGGGGGCGGAGCGGTGATGAGTATTACCTCATCGACTACGCACAGAACCGGGGGCACGATCCGAATTGGAGCATCAACCAGTTCTTCACCTTCGCCTACCGCTACAATATCATGAAGGCGGTGGTTGAGACAGTCGCTTACCAGCGCACTCTCAAGTGGCTTATCGAACAAGAGATGAAGCGGCGGCGGATGTATTACCTCATCGTCCCTTACACCGACAAGCGAAGTAAGTCGACGAGGATAATCTCCACCTTCTCCGGAATTGCGGCGATGGGGAAAGTGAACATTCGTCCCGAACACACCGAGTTTGCTACGCAGTTCTACGGCTTCTCAGAAACCAAAGACGGGGTGGACGATCTTCTCGACTCCTCCGCGATGGCCCTTTCCGTCCTCGTTAATCCTATGCTGGAGCGGGGGAAGGGCAAGTTGCTTGATTCTGAGGTTGATGATTTTCCCTTCGTGCGGAGAGCGCCCTAATGCCTTCAATGACCCTGAAGATTGATCCGAAGAGCGAACTCCACAAGAAGCTGGTGGCTCGCATATCTTCCCGCGTAACGCTGGCGAAGGAAGCTCATTCCGATCGCCACGATAAGTGGAGGAAGGCGGAGGAGACCACCCTCGCGTATCTCCCGGAAGTGGAGATGGACGCGGCGCGCAAGCATAAGAGGGAGCAGGGGGAGCCGAAGTATACGACGATCCAAATCCCTTACTCTTACGCCACCCTCATGTCGGCCCATACGTATTGGACCTCGACCTTCTTCGCCCGTTCGCCCGTCCACCAGTACGCGGGGCGGCACGGCGAGAGTGAGATGCAGGTGCAGGCTCTCGAAGCTCTGATTGCTTATCAGGTGGAGGTGGGGGAAATGATGGCCCCTTACTACATCTGGCTCTACGATGTTGGGAAGTATGGGCAGGGTGTCCTCGGCCACTACTGGGATCAAGAAATCATTCACTACGGGTCTATTCTCGAATACGAGAACCCCACCACGGGGGCGATTGAGGTACTCCAGTCTACTGAGGAGGTCCTTGGTTATGAGGGGAACAAGGTTTATAATATTTCCCCCTATGACTTCATGCACGACCCCCGCGTAACTCTTGCGCAGTTCCAGAAAGGGGAGTTCTGCTGCTCCCGGCGGCGCATGGGGTGGGCGGACATCATTCGGAGAGAGAAGGCGGGTTACTTCACCAATCTTGAACTCCTGAAAGAGCACTGTGGGGCGGATTCGCAGACGAGTGATGGCTCTTCCGAATTGAAGCGTCCCGACTTTTCGAAGAAGCTGCTTATGGATGATGAGAAATCCTCCCATCCTGCCGGGGGCATCTTCTGGGAGGTGTATATCGAGGTGATCCCGTCTGAGTGGGGTCTTGGGAAGACCGACTACCCCCAAAAGTGGTGCTTCACCATTACTGAAGATCTTCAACTTATTGTAGGAGCCTCTCCCCTTGGTTATATACATGGGAAGTTCCCCTTCGATGTGTTGGAAATGGAAATCGAGGGGTATGGGATACACAACCGCGGTATTCCGGAAATTCTCGAGGGCGTCCAGAACACGATGGACTGGCTTATCAATTCGCACTTCTTCAACGTGCGGGCGGCGCTGAATAACCAGTTTATTATCGACCCTTCGAAGCTGGTTGCGTCGGATGCACAGAATGGGGAGCCCGGTTTCATCTGGCGTCTCCGCCCGGAGGCGTATGGGGAGGATATTCGCAAGTTCTTCCACCAAATCCCAGTCACTGATGTGACGCGGGGGCACTTCACCGAACTGAACAATATGATGTCGGTGGGGGAGAAGGTCCTCGGGGTTAACGATCAGATAATGGGAGGGCTGAATGCTGGCGGGCGAAAGACGGCGACGGAAATCCGTACTTCCTCTGGCTTCGGCACCAACCGCTTGAAGACGATTGCGGAGTATATGTCCCATTCCGCCTTCGCCCCACATTCGCAGAAGCTGGTACAGTCTTCTCAGCAATACTATGATATGTCGGGGAAGTTGAGGATTGTTGGCGACCTCGCACAGGATGCTGGTCCTGCTTTCACGAACGTCACGCCTGAATTGATCGCCGGCTTCTATTCTTTCGTTCCGATTGATGGAAGTCTCCCCGTAGACCGGATGGCGCAGGCAAATCTTTGGAAGGAGATCTTTGCAGGCCTCCGAAACATGCCCCCGCAGATTGCTCAGGGGTATGACTGGGCGAAGATGTTCGGTTGGATGGCTTCACTCGCTGGATTGAAGAATATCCATCAGTTCAAAGTCCAGGTTGTGCCGGATGCTCAACTTCAAGGGCAGGCGCAGGCTGGAAATGTCATTCCCATGATCCCCGGCGGTTCTGGAGTGTCTCCGGGGAATTCTGCCAGCAATGCTGTCGGCCTCCCTCAACTTAACCAAGGATAGGAGTGAGAAGTGACCCCTGCCGATTTGGAAAAACAGAAAGTCTTCGATATAAAGAGGAAAAGAGCCTTCTCCGAACTTATTAGGACGGATGGGTGGAAATTCCTCACGGAAATGATAAACGAGAAGTTGGGGGAGAACGGGAAAAGGCTTCTCGAACCTCTTGCTTCTGATAAGTTGAATGCGGTGGAGGCGCAAGAACACATGAAAGGCACCATGTACGGCATTGCGTGGGTTCGCGACCTTCCGGGCATTACTATCAGCGTCACCGATCACGCTTACAACGACACCCCTGCCGGAGAAGAATGATGCAACTGTTTCGCTTCCTGCCGATGATTTACCGAAACGCGGAAGATGGCGGCGGTGCCGCTCCTTCTCCCGATGCGGGGGCTGCTGCCCCGTCGGGGGATACGGGAGGCACACCTTCCTCTCCTGATGTGGGCTCTACCCCCTCTTCTGATCCCGCTTCTCCTCCTTCCCCTGCCGCTGATGATTTTTCCTTTCCTTCGGACATGGACGATGATACGTTCTTGGCCGAGGAACCGGCACTTGAGCCGGAAGTTCCGGTAGCCCCTGTAGAGCCCGCGCAGCCGGTTGCCCCCGCTGCTCCCGCTCCTGCGGCGGCTGCCCCAGCTTCCCCGCAAGTGCCACAAGGTCCGACGGAACCCCAGCAACCCACCCTCAGTCTGGCGGACCCCATGTCCATTGCTCGCGTTATGCGCGAGAATGAGCCTAACTTGATCGAGCACCTCGCGCAAACCGAGTTCGCTCTTTCTCCTGAGGATATTGCAGGGTTGGAAGAAGACGCTGTTGCCTACACCCCCAAGCTTCTCGCAAAGACCTATGTGAGAATGCAGCAGAACATGATGGCCCAGTTCGCGCGAGTGATCCCGGCCATGATTACTGCTCATTCTGAAATCACACAGAAGAGTGCGAAATCGGAGGAAGGCTTTTTCTCCCGTTGGCCGGGGCTCAATAAGGATGAGTACCGGAGTCAGGTTCGTCACGCGGCACAGGTTTATCGGAGGATGAACCCCCAAGCAACGAAAGAGGAAATGGTTGAAGAACTCGGCCAGATTCTCTCGATCCGCTTGAAGGTTCCTCTCACCGCTGCTCCTTCACCTCGTCCGGCGGCCCCAAACAACGGAATGCAGCGTCCTGTTCAAACTACTCCGCCTTTCCGCCCCGCAATGGGTGGTCCGGCGGCACCTCCATCTCCTCAGGCAGCAGACCCGTGGGCGGGACTGGGCCAAGAAACCGAAGGATAAGTAAATGTCAGGCATCGCAGGACTTCGCGGTACCGGAAACTGGGGGACGGACGAACGTCCTAAAAATTTCCGGGATAACGTGCTTCGCTTCAACCCGAATGGCACGGCTCCGATCTTCGCTCTCTCGGCGAAGGCGAAGAAGCGTTCTACGGACGATCCGGAATTCAACTGGTGGGCTGAAGGCAACGCGATGGTGCGCCTCCAGGTCAACGGTGCTCTCGGCTCGACCGATACCCTTGTTGTTGTGGACTCCGCCGATCCTACCGCTTCCACTCTCGGCGCGAACTACGGCACCGCAACCCACCTGAAGCCGGGCGACATCCTCCTCGTCGAACCGTCTTCGGATAACGCGACCTTCAACCACGAGTTGCTGGAAGTGGATAACGTCCTCTCCGACACGCAGTTCACTGTGCGTCGTGCGGCGGGCGGTACTTCTGCTGCCTCGATCGCGGATGATCGTTGGCTGACCTTGATCGGTTCCGCATACGCGGAAGGTACGGGCGCTCCCCGAGCTACCGGCCGCAACCCGATCAAGTTCTACAACTACACCCAAATCTTCAAGGACACCTACGAGCTTACCGGTACTGCGGACAAGACGAATACCCGCACCGGCCCGGCTTGGTCGGAGGACAAGAAGAGGAAGGCGTGGGACCACTCGCAGAAGATCGAATGGTCGATCCTCTTCGGTCGTAAGGCCGAGACGACTGGTGATAACGGCAAGCCGAAGCGGTTTATGGGTGGTCTGCGGGAGTTCATCCCGTCGTCCAACGTCACCGTGTTTGGTTCGGCTGTTACTGCCAACACCTTCGCGGATGCGCTGGCCCCAATCTTCGACTTCGACACCGGTGCTGGTGATACGCGAATGATGTTCGTGGGTAATCAGGCGGCGATCGAGCTTGGCAAGGTGTTCAATGCGAATACCCAGTTCACGTTCAACGTCACCGATTCGGTGAAGGTGTATGGGATCGACTTCCAACGGCTGAAGTTGCCGATGGGTGACGTGCTCATCAAAATCCACCCTCTCCTCTCGCGCCACGGCCTGTATAAGAAGAGTGGCTTCGTTCTCGACTTCGATGCGTTCAAGTGGGTGCATATGAAGGATCGTGACACGAAGGCGTTCGACGACGTTCAGGCGAAGGACGAAGACGTGCGGCGTGGCTTCTACCAGACTGAGGGCTCCATCGAGGTTGGCTACGGCGGCCTGACGATGGCGTACCTCGGCAACATCTCTTCGACGTAAGGAGAAGCACACATGTCTCGTGTCAATAACGAAAACGGGAAGTTTTACGATCCCATCATTTGTATGGGTCTGAAGCTTCAGGTCCTCACGCAGACCCTCGCGGCTGCGATGACGATCGATCGTGATAGCCCTCCGATGATCAACCTCGATCCGGGCGGCGCAGGTCGTAACGTGACGTTGCCGACGGAGGAAGATGGTCTTGTCTTCCTCATCAACAACATCGCGGATGCGGCGGAAGATATCACGGTGAAGAACCCGGCGACCACCACCATCGGGACTATCTCGCAAAACGAGGCTGGTCTGGCGATCTGTGCGGGCGGCGTCTGGTATCTGCGACTGGTCGGTACTACGACCTAATCGGTATGAGGGGGCAGGGTATTTCACCATCCTTGCCCCCTTTTCTCTCCCACCTCCGAGGAACCGATGACGCGCGACGAAGCTGTTGCAAGAATTCAGAGAGGTCTCGGCTTCCGGCCGGATTTGGCTACGGAAATAGCCGCTACCCTTGTTGAGAAGCAGAGGGAATTGGAACGGGGGCGAACGCTCCCGATATTTCTTCTTCGGGAGTCCCAATCCCTGACTCTTAACGCGAATGAGAGTACGGTTGACCTTCCTTCCGATTTTCTTCGTCGTGCTTCGAGGATCAAGTATACGATTTCGGGGAATTATCGGCCGACCTTCATTTCCTGGAAGGATTATGAGGACGGGCTCGATGCTTATGAGACTCTTGTTCCCCGTGGGCCGCAGATTGCCATCCTCCGGGCCTCCACCATCGATTTCGTGACCACGGCGAACCAAGCCTATTCCCTCACTTGGGATTATTACAAGAAGGCGGACGAACTCACGAGCGGAACCTCGACGAATGAGTGGCTTTCCGACGACTGGCTGCCCACGTTGTTGATTGGGGAGGCTGGAATGGTGATTGCGCGCGACCTTCGGGATAAGGAAGCGATGGCAATCTTCTCGCAGATGGCTAAAGAGGCGCGGGATGCGCTCTTCCGGGATACGATCCTGCAAGAGGCTGATGTTCCGCTTGTTATGGGAGCGAATAACTAATGGGACTCGAGACCGCAACCTATATTTCCTCCCTCACTCCGACGAACCCGGTTTCCAACGACACGAAGTCGCAGGGCGACGATCATATCCGGCTTTTGAAGAGTACGGCGCAGAATACCTTCCCGAATGCAAGCAAACCCTTCTACTTCCCCGACTCGGCGGTGAAAAGTGCTGATTTCTCGGTCGCCGCGACAGATCAGAACAAGACTTTCCTCATAACTACGGCTTCTGCCTCGGTTTTGGCCACTCTCCCCTCCCTCGGTTCGGGGGATGCGGGTTGGGAGTGTTCATTCATTAAGACCAACACCGGAACTAATCCGTATTTCATCGCCCCTCCCTCGGGAACCCTCCAATCGGGCGAATACTCGGGCCTTGCTAAGGCGCGGCGGTGTATTCCTGGACGGCGTACCCGCGCGCTGTGGACGGGGTCGGATTGGATTGTGGAGAGGGTGGAAAGCTCCCCAATCGGTACGGTGAAGGATTATATCTTCTCCTCCCTGCCGGTAGGGTATGAATTTCCTTATGGACAGACCCTTTCCTCCGCTTCGTCGAATTACCCGGAATTCTACGCCGCCAATGCAAGCAGCGGAGTTATGCCGGATGCAAGAGGCCGCGTAGTTGCTGGTAAGGATGATATGGGAGGGACTTCGGCCGATCGCCTCACCAATCTCTCTGGCGGTGTGAATGGCGACACCCTTCTCGCTACGGGGGGTGCGGAAAGTCACACGCTCACCATCGCGCAGATGCCCGCGCATGACCACGGAGGTGTGACGGGCAACCCCACTACACTCCCGGCTATCACTTCCGGCGCAGCGACGAACCCGCAGCAGGTTGCGAATGCCTCAAATCCCGGCGTTCTTTCCTCGCAGAGTGGTGGTGTCCTCCCCAACCACGTTCATACCATCGATTCCCAAGGTGGGGGCGGTGCGCACAATAACGTCCAGCCTACGATCATCTTCAACAAGATAGTGGTAGTCGAATGAGCAGGCAGAATTTCGAAGACTCACAAGGCTCCCGCTTAAATATTCTCTCCGCCGTTTTCGGCTGTGAGAAGAAGGTGCTTGCGGGCAACTACACCATCCCGAGTGACTACCCTCCTCTCTTCCATTTCTTGGATGCGAATGGGAGCAATCGCGACGTAACTCTCCCCGCGCACAAGAACGGGTTGATGGTTGCGGTTGCGAATGCAGGTGCGGGTTTCTCCCTCGTTGTGAAGGATGCAGCGGGAACGGAGGTGAGCACTCTCTCCCTCGGGGAGGCGACGCAATATATCTCTGATGGTGCGAATTGGTGGCAGTTCAATCAAACCCTCGCGGGAGGGGATTATCTTGACCCCACCGAAATCACTTCACCCGGCGCAACCATCACGACTACGATCAACGGCAACGCGCTGGAGATCGATGTAGCTCCTGCGGCGATAGACCATAACGCTCTATTGAATTACTCGGCCAATCGCCACATCGACCATTCAGCAGTTTCGATCAGTGCAGGGCTCGGTCTTAGTGGTGGTGGGACTATTGCTGCCAGCCGTACTCTCGCTTTGGATATTGCAGGACTTTCTGCCATCACCCCCGTCCTCGCGGATAGTATTGCCTTTTACGATCTCTCGGGAACGACGATCGGGAAGAGCACTCTCACCACAATCAACGGAATACTGGATCATGACGCCCTAGTCAACTACTCAGCGAACCGTCATATCGACCACACCGCGGTTTCGATTGTTGCGGGAACGGGTATGTCGGGAGGTGGGGATATCTCATCTTCCCGCACTCTCAACCTCGACATAAACGGCCTAACGGCGGATACCCCAGTCTCTGGAGACTTCTTCGTATTCTACGACATCTCGGGATCGGATACGAATAAGGTCACCCTCGCCAACCTCTTCACCGCGTTGGGGGCGGCCCCGGCTACTTCGGGAACCGCAATCTTGAAGGGGAATGGTAGTGGCGGCTTCTCCTCGGCTGCTGCGGAAACGGACTACCTGGCTCCGGCGGCAATCGGGAGCACGGTGCAGGCATATGATGCTACCCTTGCTGCCCTCGCAGCCTACAACACCAACGGTCTCCTCACCCAGACGGCGGCGGATACCTTCACTGGAAGGACGATTACGGGAACAGGGAATAAAATCTCTGTCACGAACGGAAGTGGTGTTTCCGGCAACCCGACGATCGATGTGGGGACGGACGTTCTTCTCAAGAATGTCACCGCAACGATTTCTGTAGGCTACACCGTTACTCCCTACAATGCAGGATCGTCCTCCTTCACCGTTACTCCGGCGAACGGGAACTATCAATACTGCACCATCACGGGGACGGTGACGATTACCGCTCCTGCCTCCGACTGTGCGGTTGACATCCTCGCGACGAACTCATCTGCTACCTCCCTCGCCTTCTCGGGCTTTACGGTGGGAAGTTCGGTGGGCTCGACCTACTCCGCTTCGGGTACGAATAAGTACCTGATCTCCGTCCGCCGTATTAACGGTGTCTCCACTTACTCCATCTATGCGTTGCAGTAATGATATATGAGAGCAAGCTAGAGATCAAAACGAAGGGACTGGTCTTTGGGCCAGCTATCCTTTCTGCTCAGGGGCAAAGTGCTTACCTTCTCAAGAAGAAGAAGGAACTCTTTGTCCCGAAGGCGTTTGTCGAGCTTCCTGTCTTTCAGCCGAAAACCTGGAAGGTGGTTGTTCGCTCACGAGAAGGGAAAGAGATACTTTGGGTAAGGCCCTTCTGTAGTTTCAAAGAAGCTGTACTCGTCTACACTCGTCTTATGGGTCTCGATCTAGATATTTATCGAGGGCGAACTATCCAACTTCCCTACACCTATCTCGATGGGGAATTGGAGATTTGCATCTTCACTGTCTATACGTATAATTCCTCGAATTCCACCAATGCGGATTGGCCTACGGGGAATAAGGTTCCTGCTGGCTTCACCACTGTTGATTACCTCGTCGTTGCGGGAGGTGGAGGAGGGGGAAATGACAGTGGTGCAGGTGGTGGAGCAGGGGGTTTGCTTACTGCGACGGGATTTGCAGTTACAGCAGGAAACCAAGTCACTATCACTGTGGGGACTGGAGGCACTTTTGGTGCTTCTTCTGCAAACGGCACCGACTCTACCTTCTCCTCAGTTACTGCTACTGGGGGAGGGAGAGGAGGTTCCAACTCCAGCCAGCCGGGCGGTAATGGAGGGTCAGGAGGAGGCTCACGAAATACTTCAGGTGGCGGTACAGGTGTATCGGGGCAAGGATATGCAGGCGCAGACCTTACCGGGTCTGCGGGCGGCGGTGCAGGAGGTGGTGGTGCAGGAAGCGCTGGGGGGTATGCTACAGGCTCCCCCGCCCGAAATGGTGGTGTGGGTGGAACTGGCGTAGCTTCCTCGATTTCCGGCTCATCGCTGAATTATGCTGGCGGAGGCGGCGGTTGCGGTTGGGCTGGTGGTGGTTCGGGAGGTGCTGGCGGGTCGAGTGTCGGTGGTACAGGCTCCTCTACAGGCTCTGCAACTACTCCTACAGCCAATAGAGGCGGTGGTGGTGGAGGTACGGACTCCGGAACTGCTTCTGCGGGAGCGGATGGTGTGATTATTCTCAGTGGAGCGCCTTCTGCGGGCGTCTTCAGCTTCAACGTGCCAATGATGGGAATGTGATATGGAACAAGTTGGTTGGAAGTTGGTGTATAAGGATGGCGAAGTCCTGGAGAGCTGGGGCGGTGCTTGGGGGAGTACTCAAAGCGTCCCCAATCCAGTTATTCTCCCCTCCGGCCTCCGAATTCATGGGATGGAGCCGGAGTTGGATTATGAGGGCTACAAACTCGTCCCTTGGATGATGGAGAAGCCGGCAGCAAACTCCGACGATGTTATTCGAGAGAGGGAGAAGCGTCTTGCGGAAGGCTTCGAACACGACTTCGGTGACGAACGGGGGATTCATCACATCGGCACCACTCCCCAGGATATGGCAGGATGGAGCGAAGTTACCCAATTCGCACAGGCAGCTGCGGCTTCTGGGTTGGGAACCACCCCCATCAATATTGTCACGAATACCGGGCCCGTGCAACTTACAGCTATGGAGTGGCTTGGGGTACTTCTTCACGCTGCGGTAGTCCGACAGCCGATCTGGGCGAATTCCTTCATTATCCAGGAAATGAAGCCGATCCCGGAAGATTATGGGGACGATAAGTATTGGGGCGGTTAACTGCCCCTTATTAGAAATCCGTAGTCAATTCAACCCCTTAGAGCGTAGTCTT